TCGCAATAACTATTGAGATTTTTCGCAATAACTATTGAGATTTTTTGCAATAACTATTGAGATTTTTTGCAATAAAAAAGGCAAAAAAACAGCTAAAAACTCTAATAATATATGGTAAAGGGTTCTAATAATATGAGCAAAAGGGTGATTTTCTCCTCGAGAAACTCTAATAATAACAATGGCAGGGTAATTTTTAAATTTAAGATCTCCTGGGCTGCTGGATCAGCCAGGCTTAAGTGATCTCAAAGGCCAGGCTTGCGAACTCCGCAAACTTTGGACTGTAGCGGATATCTTTATACCAGAGATTTGAAGCGATGGTAATGTTGGTTTCGGAACTACGGCACCTGTGACCAATGCCTGTCCAAACTCTATCTTATATATAGTGTCTATTTGTCCATTTGAGTTGTGATATGGACAAAAGGACAACAATATCTGAGCCACAGGGTAATTTTAATATCTGAGCCACAGGGTAATTTTAATATCTGAGCCACAGGGTAATTTTTATTGTAATGTATCCAAATTGTAAACTATATTAACATTTAAATTCTTTAACATTAATAACGAAAGGGTAATTATGTTAATTAAAGACATAAAGCCAATTAAGAAAGAATGCAAAGATTGTGGAAAAATGAAACTGCATGAACAATTTGCTACTGCTTCGTGGCGTACACTATCAGATGGAACTAGAAAGCACTATAGAAGGAAGTCATGTTCTAAGTGTTACTATAAAAGCCTTAATGCAAAAAGAAGAGCTGAGTTAAGAGAATGGTACTTGAGCATAAAAAATAAACAAAAATGTGTTGATTGTGGGTATGATAGATATCCAAGAGCTTTAGAATACCACCATACTGAAGATAATAAATCTCACAATGTAAGCGATATGATCGGTGATATGTTTTCTAAAGCTGCGATTTTAAAAGAAATGAGCAAATGTATCGTATTATGTGTAAGATGCCACGCTGAAAGACACTAATAAGCTCTAATATTTAAAACGACAGGGTATCTTCTTCTAAATCAGGAAACTTCTTACGCAATCTATTTCTAGCTGCAAGTTTATCCCTGTTATAATTATATTTTCCTTTAAAACACTTAGTCATTTCATCGACCGCAGTTACAGGGTGCCAAGTAATCGCCATCTTACAATGGACTACATCCTGTTCATTTTGGTAAGCGTATGGACATTTCCCTGAATCTGCGTGTTTGCATGGGCTATCTTCTCTAATATTATGAAACACAGGGTCTATAATATCTTGAAACGAAGGGTCAATTAGCTCTTCAAAGGTTTTTTCGGTTTTCTCTTTATTTTCCACTTTGACTACACACACACAGTGTCGTATCTGTCGTAAACTACTAAAAAATGTCGTACGTGTCGTAAAGTACGACAGTTACGACAGTTACGACATGGGGTGTGTTACGATTCATCTTTGATAATTTCTAGGTCTGTTTTCTTGAATAATCCCTGTTTTTCCTTCTTGATTAACCCTGCTGTAAGTAAATCAGCAATCCATCGATCTCCTGTCCTGCGTGTCAAATTGAACTGATTTTCGACCACATTTAAGAACCTTGATGTATCAAATCTGTCATCCATTTCATCCAGAACCTCTTTATATTGACCTAGTTTGTTTACAGGCAAGAAGTGAACCGAAGGATTCTCAACGATACCTTTCTTGGTAAACAAATGCGTATCATTCGACCATTGCAGCAGAAAATGATGGTGCGATGCGTTGCTAATCCTACTCTTCACGATACGCATCAAGCGATACTCCGTATTTACCGAGCTTCTACCAAGCAATATCCCAAACTCAATCCAATTCTGCAAACTACTTGCACCTTGCATACGCTCTAGGCTTAACTCAGTCTCACCCATGCTCTTATTAAAGTGAGCAACGAGTATCAACGATATATCGTTCTCAGTTACCACATTATCAATCCTACGCAACAACTTCTTAATCTCATCATTTCTCGATAGATTTACATTCGTACTAGCATATAGATTGTCCACGATAAGTAGCTGTGGCTTTACCTTTTCTACTGTATTCCCTATCTTCTCCCACACATCATCGAATGTCTCATTATCGAATACATTGATGTGTAAATTCTGGAGTCCCTCATGCGTTACATGGAGATTCGATATAATCTTTTGTATCCTACGATTGACTTCATCGTTCGATATTTCCAGGTTCACATACAATACGCTATAGTCTTTCTTTATCGCATGACCCATGAATTCTCCAATACCACACGCTATCCGTACAGCCATCTCCATCACAAAGTAGCTCTTGTTCGCACCTGTCATACCACCGATCACTGTCTTCACACCTTTAGCAACTAGGTCTTCTACTATCCAGTCCACAGGTTTCGGTGTTATCTTTAGTAAATCCGCAGCAGTGGTGACCTCAAATGATTTCTTGCCCTGACCAAGTATATCGTCAATGCGTACACCATTCTCTGCGTGGTCTGTTATATCTTGACCAATATCTGACCCATTAGGGTGTATGACTGTTTTCACTCTACCCATTGCGCAACTGCTCCACGAGACTAATTGAGCCATTGACCCCTGCCTCATCGTTATCATACATTACGCCAATCTCCTCAAACTTGCGTAATATATCAATATATTGCACAGGAATTTTACTCATACACCCTGCGGTCAAACATATTGCTTGATGTCCTTGTGAAATGCTTGTTATCACGTCTTTTTCTCCCTCTACGATTAATAATGGCTTACGAAGATCATATTTACCAAATTTATACATCGGATATATAGTGTTGCTGTTATGACCTTTAATTCCATGTTTTTTATGCCATTTGATATTTACCAATCTACCTTTTAAATCGTGAATACCAAATACTAAACATTGCTTTTTAACATCAAATCCTACAATGCATTCACGAATCACATCCTTTTTCCATCCATATTTTTTCTCAGCAGCTTTCATAAACTTTGACTCAAAGTAATCAATGTATGCAAACATAAGCACACCCCAACTCTCATCCAGAGCTTTAAATTGCTCTATTTTTTCAAATCGTGGCTTTGGTTCGTAAGTTTTTGTATCTACAATGCCCATCTTTTCCTTAAATGCTTTAATACCGCCCTGTCCACACCCTGTTCTGCAGATCCACGCACCTTTTTCGACATTAAATCCAAACGAAGGCTTGGTATCTTCATGAAAAGGACACTTTGCAACATACTCGTCTCCATAGGAATGCTTAATTCCTTCCAAATGACTACTAAAAAATTCCAAATAATCCAACTCTCCCTCACTTTCTTTATAGTTTTAGTTTATCTAGCTCCAAACAGCACAAAAATACCTTCCATCCCCAATCTAGCTGTTTGCGACTAATGTTATGATGCGTGAACGCACCTGTATTCTTATCAAGCCTCAGTACATACCCATATTCAATCTTAGCCTTCGGTTGCATCCTTTCGTACATATGGCAGTAGGCACCAAGCTGTATAATATGGTCATCATACAGAAATTTGCTCGTTTTTATGTCTCCAATGACTACCTGACCACCAATTTTTGCTACTTGGTCGGCTGTACCGCCTACTTCTAACTCATCATCGACCAAAACTAGCTCTGTACCGATAAATTTTGGCTTATATGCTCTTCTCCATTGCTTAAAAGCTTCGAATCCGTTGTTTGCCTTCTCGATTTGCTCGGCAGAATAGCTAGAAGTCTTTGGAACTTCGTTCTTTATGTCGCATTCCACGAGATAATGGGTCAAAGTTCCAATATTCGCAGCCTCTTTCAGTACTAATTCGGGATCATGTCCTGATAATGCCTGTCTTCTAGCCCATCCTATCAATACTTGCTTGTTCCATCCAAGATTTCCACCTAAAATCGTGGTAACTGACCGACATTTCTTGCCTTTTGTTGTAATATAACTGCCACCATGTGCTTTAGTCCTCGCCATTTTCATACTCCTTTACAAATTGTAGTTCTTGACTTAACTCTTGTCGCATAATCTCATAACACGCATTAGCCAAACTTAGGCTATGCATGGTTGCATATAACCTTAACGCCTTAATAAGGTCTTCTCTTAGCTCTAATCGTACCCTTGCGGTTACATATGAGACCTTAGACCCTTTCAGGTGTCTGTTTAGTTTAGGTTTAAGCCTTCTAATAAGCCTCTCTTCGAGGTTTATTCGCTCATCATAACTCTTTATATGCCTAACCTTAATTGATGCGTATTTGCTCCTTTTAGGGTGCTTACTAACACGATAATTAACATCCTTGGATTGCCCTATATATATAAGACGATTATCTGTATCATACATTGCGTAAATTCCAGGCTCTGGCTTGATGTTTTCAACTTTGATATGTGTGATCCAATTCATTTTCCCCAGACTCCCTCATCAACAAGCTGTGCAATAATTCCATACACGCTTGCATCTTGAAAGGCATCGACATAGGTTTCGTTTTTTACTGCGTTCTTACCATCGTTCTTAAATAAGATGGTCATCAGTCTGTTTGCTTTATCATTCATGCGAATAACTAACGCTTTCAAGCTCATCCTACGATCTTCCTGAAGTCTCATATTGCCGCCGAGACTTATATTTGAGCTACCATAGTCGTGTTGCTTTCTACAGAATGTCTCGTATTGCGACTGCATGATTTCCTTGTACCTCTTGGTCATGTTTGGGTACTTTTTCTCCATCTTAGCGATATAGTTTTCTTCCACCATCATTCACTCCTTTCTTTTTGTTTTTTCGTTGTACTTGTTTCGCAGTTCTCCCATTAGAATTTAACTGCTTGTTCAAAAGTATTCTTTTGCGCTTACGCTCTTTAGCCTTCTTGTTTGGCATTTGGTTCGTTAACCCCTTTCCAGTCTTTATATCCTAAGAAATACCACCATCCATTACCGCCTTCCTTAAAAAACTCTTTTTTCTCTTTAATATATAGTGGGTCAGAAATACTTTTGTACTTCCAATGTCTTTCTACTTTTGCCATGATTACCTTTCGTATGTTAATTTTTTTGGCAACAACTCGTATTTATAATACCCTAGTTAAAAATTTAATTATCAAAACGCCAATCCCAATAATTACACTTTTTTTAAATGCTGTTGCCAAATCTTTTTCACAGGACACTTGGTCATGTGTTTAATTCTATTTTCACCTGTTTGAAAGCCACACATATAATTACCTTTGTGCTTGGCTCCAAATGCGCAGGTTTTATTTATCAGCGGACAATAGCCGAACATATTCTTTAACAGGGATCACCGCAAAACTTTCACGATGATCCCCTCTGAACATAACTACATCACAGTTTCCAAGCTCAAGCCACTTCGGAATTGCTTTCCTACGCTTGGCTTGGATTTTAATGTCATCAGCAATTAAGTCAACATCAGGTTCTACTCCCATCGAGCGACCATCACTACCCCACGCTCTTTGACATTTGAATCCCTCGTCAGTCAATTGTTCTAATAGTTCTCTCTCGTAGGCGTAGCCCTTGCGACTGCTCTTTGATGGCATTATCTAACTCCTGTTGTAGTTTCTGTATTATGTGTTTAGGTTCGTTTCTGAGCTTAGAAAGGTAAATCTTCTTGCTCAACATCCGAATCCGATTCTGCGGTGAATCCATCGACTGGTACAAACCCTGTAGTTCTGCCCCCTGATTTAACGATTTGACATCCTGAAAGCCATAAGCTCATAGAATTATCTCTATCATTCAATCTAGGTGCAATCATTAATTTGACAACGTCACCACCAAATGGCGTATCTTCTGTCTCTCTTGCTCCTGCATCAAAACAAGGAAAGCTTGTCTTAGGGCTTTCACCTGATGTATAGAGCTTGGACTTAACCTTCAGGATATCGGTACCTTCTTCAGTCTTTGTTTGTCCATTGATTTTGTTTGCTCCTGATTGCTTCATCCAAGAGTCCATCTCTTTTTTAAGCTCATCAGTTATAACAACGCTGATGTTATGGTCTCCTGGAGTTCCAAAAAACACATCAGGTTTATGTAGGTGTGACCACTTTACCTCAAGTTCGCCTGTAGTAAACGACTTAGGTATTGTAGTTTCTTTTTTCTTTGCCATTTTATCTCCTTTAGCAATTAGTTATAACCAATAGCAATGCTAACACTACTATTAGTATGGTTTCTACGTTTTTCCATAACTCAAACACAACGAAATGTGCTAAGTCCATAAGAAAATTAATCAACGAAGTTTTCATAGCCTCTCCTCTCAGCTTTTTTCATAATTTCTTCGAAAAGAAATATATCTGAACCTTCTTCAGTATCAACGATATGAAGTTGATCTTTCTTTTTTACTGTGTAATTAATGTTTTTCTTATCCAAAATACGAACAATGTATTCTAACATAGACATCTTTTCGTCTTTGGAATCAAATTTTATGATACCCTTACTCATGATATGTGGGGAGCTAATCGGTTTTCAACTAAGGGAGAGTTGTAGGTAATATAACGAAAGGGTGAATAGCTCCCCATATTTAGACTATACATTATACAAACTTTCTGGTTCTTCGCCAAGAACATTCGCAATGTCAATTCTAGTTTGACTATCCATAGTTCTTTGTCCCTTAAGCATCATATGTATTAAACTATGGCTTTTGTTTAACTTTCGAGCCAACCATCTTTGGCTGCGCTCTTCATCTTTTAGTTTTTGTTTTATTCTCTCTAAATGGTTCAAAACAAGTCCTTTCCTTTTGTCAAGTATACAAAATGTAAAATATTACTTGCAATCAATTTGTTCACAATAATATATTAAAACAAACAATGGAGAGTTTTTATGTCTAAAATTATAAAATTACACAACGATAAATACCGCATTACCTACCAAGATCCTGACTTAGGTAAACAGGTAAAGCGAGTAATAACTGGAAAGTCTAGGGCAAAAAGTTACTTTGATCGTGTCAACAGTATTATAGATGCGAACAAATTGCAAATCGAGATTCCTCGTAAATTCAACAATAACTATACTTTACAGGAACTTAAAGATGAGTTTCTTGCGTTCATTATTAAGAATAGAAGTGAACATACATATAAAAGATATTGTACTTCTTTATGTAATCTTATAAAATGTTTCTCTAGTACTATTAAAGTTGAGAACATAGATATTGAGTTGTATAAAGATAGGAACAATCATCGAAAAGCAAATGGAGTCAATGGTGATCTTAGGGCAATAAAGAGTGCATTTTCTTGGGCAATCAGCCGTAAAAAGATTCAATCTGCACCTATAATAAGCTATTATAAAATCGCTAAGAAGAAAATCAATGTATTGTCTGATGATGATATCAAGACTCTAATAAATACAGCCACAGGGGATACAAAAAATCTTGTACGATTTTATCTATTAACAGGCGCAAGAATATCTGAACCATTACAAAAGAACTTTACTTGGAGCGATGTAGACTTTATGAACAATCGCATCTCAATGACACGCAAGGGTAATAGAAAGTCTTGGGCAAGTGTATCGCAATCTGCTATGGATATATTGTATAATTGGATGGACAGGGAAGCTCCTATACCTTACACTGATTCGTACGTCAGGAATAGATTTGAAACTCTAAGAGATGAGACTGACATACAATTTACAGCACACGACCTTAGAAAAGCTTCTGGAGCAATATTATTACGTCAAGGGGCTTCAATATTTCATGTGTCCAAGTTCTTAGACCATACAAGCGTAGATATTACTGTAAAGTATTATGTAGATCTTTTAAATGAAGAAAAGCGTGAACTGTATGAATCTGTAGCTACGCACTTAGACTCTATCGTTAGTCAAGTTTAGCTGTATATCATATAATCCTGATGCAACCTCAGTTGCTACAAATGGATTATCTGATGAGAATGCGTATCGATATTCTGAACCATCTTCAATAAGTATACGTTGATTCTTTCCTTGACTAATAATATTCTCTATAGAGTCTTTTACAGTTTCACTAGCCAAGCTGAATTGATACTGATAGAACTCTTCATCGTCATTTTCTTTGTTTGCATATTCAAACCCACTATAACTTTCAAGTACGCTTGTCCTGGGTTTGGCTCCAGTTCTAATTCCGATATCAAAGTTTCTAGGTAGCTCATAACGCTCACCCATAAAGATTTCACTAAGCTCCACATCAAAACTACCTGATAACTGCAACAGTACAATATCTGTGGTTACAGGGCTAGAGCTTAAGTCTATTATTGTCCATCCTGATGATGATATTGTGCTTTCTTTTATAAGACCTAAACTATCATTTGGGTTGTCTGCGGTTAAGAAGATATTGCCATTGCTAGTAAGAAATGTTTTACTTGCAGATGTCAGGAATACTACATTCTTATCCGTAGCGAATACTTTTACAGTTGCAGCAGTATTGACAGTAGGAGCATAAAATGCAATGAAATCGAATGTAGATGTATTAGTAAACTCGTAGCGAAGTCCAATGTCAGTACCTGTATCCGCAGTCTTAAATAGTTTATTGTTTGATGTATAAAATGTCTCACTTGCCGAAGTCTCAAATGTTTTTAGACTTGTAAAGTCTGTTTGTAGCGTGTCTTTATAATCATATAGAACGCTTGGTGTTTTTGTGGTATAGTCTGCTTGAAATGCTGAAGTAGCAATACTACCAAACTTGCGTGCTTCTAGTGAAAATAAAGTTGTGTTGTCTCCAAAGTCTATTGTAACCGATGAATTAATAAATCCTTCTGTGGGTGGATTTAGATCTATAGTATCTGTATATAGAATCATATCTGGCGCATAATAAACGTACCACTTGAGCCTGCTGTTCCATTAGTGCCTCCTGTTGAGCTTCCACCTGCGCCACCTGTTACATCTACATAACTTGAAGAAACACTAGTAGTCGATACGATTATAACACCACCGCCATTGCCACCACCACCGCCACCACCATCTCCATCTGCACCAGAACCTGTATATCCATTACCACCTGCACCGCCTTTAGCTTCAAACTTTGCGCCACTATTTAGTGTGATTGTCTTTGCACCTACGACAACGAAGCCACCTCCGCCTCCACCACCGCCTCCGCCATGACCTTCAGTAGCTTTACCACCGCCACCGCCACCGCCTCCACCTGCGCAAGAAGGTCTGATTGTTTTTGGTGTGTCATCAACTCCATACAAATCACGCATAGTGAATAATACGCTTGGATCGGTATGTGCAAAGTTTGTCTTTTTAACAGTCGCACCACCTGCTGTACCACCACTACCTGCTGATGTACCTCCAGATAAAGTTTGACCTGCACCGCCTGCTGAACCACTATTAGAGTTTATACAAGGATCAGCACTACCGCCAGTTCCACCATTAAAGTCGCTACTTCCACCAAGACCACCAAGCGCACCACCTCGTAAAGTTCCCTCAGATGCCTTTGCTCCCCTTGAGCCACCATCTTCAACACCGCCATTACCACCTGCGCCACCATTGTTTGTAATTTTAGCATTAGTATTTAAAGTTAATGTGCCAGAAACAAATATTCTAAACCCTTGAGCATCAAGCGTGATTCCAGAGTTAATTGTAAGGTTTGTAAAATATTTATCTTCAGTGATTGTAGAATTACTACTTATTGTTGCAGAGCCATCTGAACCATCGCCAAAAATCGTTGTGCCAATAAATGTATTGAGGTCTTGTCCTCCAAGTAAAATTCTTTCAGCAGACATAGTTCCTGCACTTACGCTCGATGCGTTTAGATTAGTTACCGATACTACTGAAGCATTTAAAGTTCCTGCTTGTATATTGTCTGCAGTAAGCAATCCTGTAATAATCTTACCACCAGATATAATGGTGCTATCTAAGCTACTTAAGCCTTGAGTTCCTGTGTGGTTAGCTCTGCTTTTTAAATCAGCATCAGAGCTATTAGCAGTAGCACCATTAGATACATTTAAATCACTTCTAACAGATGAAGCATTTGCTACTGTAATATTACCATTAACACTTAAGGTAGTTCCATTCCACGATAATTTATCGCCTAAAGAAAAATTAGAACTACTATCTATGTAGAACCCTGTATTAGAATTGTTATGAGCTCCTGTCCCTGTGTGTATCTTACTAGATGTTAAATTGATACCACCAATCTTGCCTGATGTTGCTACAATCTCACCTTTTAGATATATATTATCACTATATAGACCGAATCCTGAAAGTTCTGAACCACCATTAATATCACTGTCAGTAATACCACTTAGCTTACCAAGTCTGACCTTGGGCATAGATGTTGTCCACTCAGAATATGAATTGACACTTGACTTGATATCTATGAACGGAGCATTGCTATCATCAGATGTTAGATAGATTATTCCATCTCGATTAGAAGTATCGCCATTATTTCCTATTCTTACAAACTCATCGCCTACGGATGGTGAAGTAGTATTATTAAACCCTGCATTGGTTACTGTTACTGTGTTATTTGAAACTGCTGTTACTTCATAAACCAACTTCTTAATGATATTAGTCGCATCACCTGCAGCACTAGGAGCAACCAAAGCACCAGGATTTACTCTTTGCATCATAATAATATCACCATCAGCAAACGGACATATACTGTTACCTGATGCATCTTCAAATGTTATTGTTCCGTCATCATCCGAAGCACTTAATCCACTCACACTTTCTACTTTCGCTGCTGAAGTAATGAACACTGCACCATTAGTTGCTCGTAATTGCTGTATTAAAAGTTCAAAAACTGACAGCGTACCTCTGATAGTTGCGGAAGATACTTCTAGGTCAGCAGTGTTACTGAGCTTCCATCCTGATCCTGCGAAACCTGAACTAAAACTACCTGACGTTAAATCACTGCCTGATACTATCGCATCTCCTGCTATAGTTACATCAGCACCAGAGAATGTCATTGCTGTAGTAGTGCCTGATTTTAAAATTAAATTACCTGAAGTATTGGTTGCAGACCCATAAGTAGTACCTGCATCTTTAAAGAATACATCGCCACCATCAGCATCTAGTACGATATCTGTTCCTGCATCTAAGGTAATTGTACTAGAATTATCTATTTCAGCGATTATTGGTGTAGTTAAAGTTTTATTTGTAAGTGTTTGTGAATCCGATGTTCCAACAATACTTCCTGTTACCCCATGAACTCCTGATGAAGGGCTATCGACCTCACTGCCATGCGCTAGGTTGCTAATAGTATTGTTGTCCGCATCAATAGTCTTATTGGTTAATACTTGAGATCCTATCGTAGACACTACTGTTATTCCATCAAGCTGATTAAGTTCGCTTGTATTTGCAGTGATACCATCGAGTACATTAAGCTCTGTAACTGATAGTGTAGCTCCGTCTAATATGTTAAGCTCTACAGCAGTAGACGTAACTCCATCTAGTATGTTAAGTTCTGCGGTTGTCGATGTAACTCCATCAAGGATATTAAGTTCGGCTGTCGTACTTGTTACGCCATCCAGTATATTTAGCTCTGCATTTGTGCTAGTTACTCCTGTTAGTATATTTAGCTCTGCAGCGGTTGAAGTAATAGCGACTCCACCTTGGAGTAATGATGTTCCTGACTTAGCTCCTACAGTTGCTCCGCTAATCTCTAACGCTGTTGTAGTACCATCTCCATCAAACACTACACGCTTTGTGGATGCGTGTACACCATCTGTGTCTCCTATATGAAGAAGTTGTGTATAACCTGCACTGATTGCAGTATCTGTAAGTGAAGTATTTGCTGACATTATGCTAATTGCTCTATCATTTTAACGTTCATGTTATATGCCTGGTATGCAACCTCAGTAAACTCAAAGCTACCACTTAATGCTCTTACCCAATGATAGCTACTATCATCATAATATAAGAACTTCAGGAAGTTTGTACTGATTGCATCTCGCATAGATTCAAAGTTTGTTTTATCGGTCTCTGTTAGATTGCTGAAGGATATCTCCCACATACGCTTACCATCGTGTCTTTTGTTTGCGTATTCGTTACCACCATAGGATTCTACTACATCAACACCGAACTGCTTAGATTCTTTGCTGTTTAAATTAGGATTGAATGGGAATGTCAAGGTCTTACCTAATATTACTTCAGACAGACTTGTAACTTCAGCGACAGTTGCTACCAAGAACCAATTATCATTACTTGCTTCTGTGATATCTATAATATTCCAACCTGCACCAAGCGATGCATCGTTACCTGCGGTTGAACCGAGGCTTGTTGCAGTACCACCATCAGGAAATATATCAAGCCTTCCTGAACTTGCACCTTTAAAATACAATGCAACTGTATCGATAGTTTGCGCAGAAGAAAATCCAAAGCGTATTGCATCGTCTACATTGTACGATGTTATAGCGTTAGATATGTTTTGATCGTTCGCAAATATCTCGTTAGTCATTGATGTTGACACGCTAAAAGTACTTCCTGATACTGTGCCATCGGTTAGTGTCGAGCTATATGTTCCTGCTGAATCGTATATAAATTTCTTTGCCATTATGAGACCTGTGTTAATTCCATTGAAACTTGATTTATTTTTCTTGATAATTTAGTTATCATAAAAAACTGTGAACTGATTGCAGTTCCAAAAAGTTTTATATCACTAGGAACGTTTGATATTTGCACTATGTCTCCAATCTCAGCTTTTAAATATCCAGGCTTCAATGTGTTTAAGTTTATAATATTTTTACGCTCCTGATGTATGTCTTCGTACAAATCTAATATTGTAGATGGAACCGATTTAGCATTAGCCAGGCTTGTTCCTTCAACATTAAAACGAATTTTATTAGCATCCACAATCATATTTGTTTCATTATTCATATTAAAATCAGCTTTAGTGCTAGACGATGTTTGTACATTTAACCTATTTTTACTCGTAGAATAATCATGATCAAACTCAACCCTTATATTTGTCTTTACTTGATTTAAAGGTGTCTTAGAAATATTACTTAACTGAACCTCGTTAAAGTCAATTGTAAAGTCAGCAGAAGTATAAGAAGCTTTAAGTTTTAAGTTTTTGATAGTTGCCTTACCTTGACTATCAAAGAAAAAATAAAGACAGAATTGTTTACATATATCATCAATCAAATCCATCGCACTAATAAATTCATACTGACTAAAAGCTGTTTTATATGTTGTGGTAGCACTATAAATACTATCAAAATTTGAGGTATTGATATTTGTATCAGTTAAACCTAATTCTGTCCTTAAGATATTCTCAATAACAAATACAGGGTGTTCGATTAAATCGCTTGTTGTAAAGCTATGCGATCTGCTACTCGTCATTGCTGCAGTGAACTTTCTGCCTTTTCCTGATATGTATATTGTTTGGACTTGGTCAAATACATCGACTCTTCTTGCAATTTTTTGAGTCTCAAAATTACCTTTATCTCCACTATAATAAGGGTCTTCTCTAAAAAATACCTCTTCAGTGTACACTGTCTTATTAACAGTATCATCCGCATCGTATTCAATCTGTATCCATGCTTGGTCTACATTAATATCAGCATCACCACTTGTTAGTTCAACAAACATTTGTAATTTAGATTCTAAATCCCATCCAGACTCTTGCGTTGCAGTATACCCACCTGATATATCTACTCCATCAGAACCAATACCACCTAATAAAACTCTAGTTCCATTGCCAACAGCCTGATCCTGTGAACTGACCTCTGTAGCATCAACTTTATAATTAATGTCCACATCATCAGAACCTGAAACATTCTTACCAATAATAAATGCTTTTACAGGGTTGGTTACCATGGTTCCTAAGTTTGGAACCTTTGGAACTCCAAAAACAAAAAGCTCTTGATTCCCTACGTTTGCATTTTTTTCAAGAGTGGTTTCTACAAATTTATCTTTTGTATAGCTACTATTTGTAGCATTATCCATTATAAGACCCATCATCGCATAAGCTCTTGTGCCTGAAAAACTTATCTTTGCATCAGACGCTGATACTGTAACATTGCTTGGATTTAAAGCACTATACACACCATCTTTTCCAAAATACACTGTAACATTATTTAAGGTGTGTAATGCTTCTGTATCTGCTTTAGCGATAATTTTATCTGTACCTGTATCATATGAATTTACAACAATAGCAGGAACTTTCGACCTGGTAGCCCATCTCTCTATTCCATCGCTATTATTAAAAGATGTCTCATCGTAATCTGTTGTATGTGAATGGTCTCCAAATAACATTGGTATCGGCTTGTTAAAGTTTTCTTCAGGTGCGTAGTGAAAGTCATTAGTAGTATCGTCTTCTCTAATAACAGTTTTTGGAAGCGTAGTGTCAATTCCTTTGGAGAAATCATTTAGCTTTATATTGATTGACTTATGGTCGTAATCAAAGTTGCCACTAATAACGCCAACACCAATTAATTGCTTTGACATAGAGCCATCACTAGGTATAACGTACAGCTCCCACTTTCTATTGTCGTATGCATTCGTACCTATTAAGTCAGAGAATCTTTTTTTATCTTCTAAGAAATCTGTGTTAGCAATTTTAACTGTAAGAAGATTAGTTCTCCCATTAAATCCAAAGAAGCTTAGACTTTGAGAGTAGTCACCTAAAGATACGATTGCTCCGTAGTAGATATCGCTTCCATCGGTGTAGTCAATAGTAGAGAATCCTGTAAAATTGGTCTCATTGCCATAATACAATCTGAGTAAGAATATGGCATTTGTTGAATCTTTACTTAATTTGTTTACAAGATCTGTGCTAAAACTAAGCAATACTTACACCTTCAGTAGATAGCGCAGGAAGCAATGTGTTTCTCACATAACCCTCATCAACGATACCGCCATTGATACTTACGTTTATCACATTACCAGACTGCCCTGTCTCATTCATATTCGCAAGATTATTTAAGCCTATAGACTGCACTGCGCTTTTTTGCATTACAAACTCACCAGGTTGTGCTAAGATTGGAACATTGCTTCCATTACCGCCAATTAATCCGCCATCGTGAAATTTGCCTCGCAAAATACCTATACTTTCTAAAATATCAAGACCTGCTTCACCTGCTGTTACATTGGGAAAGAAAAATCTTAAAAGCATAAGAGTTGCTTGTTGTGCAATAATTTGAGCAGCGATTGCCTTTATAGAAGCCACTACCGCCTCACCTAAGTTCTCTCCATGAACTACGGCATCGCTAATATTTTTTCCAAATTCTCTAAATATTGTTGCTGACTTCCTAATAGCATCCAAACGCTTTTTGTCTTTATCTTCAGGGTCTTCATCGTCACCTTCAGGTTTTGGTGGATCAGGAATTACAGGCGGTTTAGGGCGTGGCTTATCAGCTAATATATCTCTAATTTCTTCTATTTCTTTTAATTTAGCAAGTATAGAAGCAAGCTCTTCAACTTGGTCTCGACTCGCTTTAACATCATCTTTGTTGCTTTCAACTATTTCTTCAAGCTTTGAAGCTTTTCTAATCAAGTCTGCTCTTTCCCCTATAAGAGCCTTCTGCTTATTTGTAATAGAGAAAAATTCTTCCCTATTGTTTAAGAGTGTAACTCCCTTTTTTCTTTCTGCTAAATCAGCAATTTCTTTTTCAATTTCTTTCTGCTTTTCTGCTTTCTCAATAGATTTTACGACTAACTTTCCTTGTGTGATTGCTAAATTTTTTGATTCTTTTAAGGCAGTATTAAAAGCCTTCTGAGCTTCTTCTGTGGTTTTAAACTCAACATTATTCTCTTTTAAGGTTTTTTGCATATCTCTCAGCTCTATGTTCAGATTAAGTCTTTGAAGCTCTGCTATTTGCGTTGCTGTTCCTTCAAATTCTTTTAACTCTCTGATTGCTGTCTCAAGACTTGTCTCAGTTAAACCTCTAATAAATCTCTCAGCTCTTTCAGCTCCTGTTTTTAAACTTTCAAACAATGGTCGTATAACAGGCATAAGGCTATCACCAATAGAATCAGCTAATCTCGTAAAGGAGTCAATCATATTAGAGGTTAGTCCTGTAAAAGTTTTACTTAGCCTTTCGGATGATCCTGCAATCCCAACAACAGGATCTTGTATTGAAGTTATTAGAGCTTCTCTAAATTCAGGTAAGGTAGTCTTAGATAAATCTGCTAACCCTTGAGAGCTTTTTATAATATTAAGTATTCCACGCTCTCTTAAAATGTCAGCAGCGCCTGCGCCACCTGCAAAAGCACGGCCAAATGCATTAGCAGCTTCTACTGCGGTAGTACCCATAAATGCAGCTAAGTCTGTAATTGGAACAATTAAAGCATTAGCATCGGCTCCAAAAGCCTGAAGCTGCGCACCTGCATCCACAACGTCTTCAAGTGTAAATGGCGTAGTTGATGCTACTTTATTAAAATTATCAAAAGCTTTTTCTGCGTTTTCTACAGAACCTGTTAATCCCACTAGGCGTGTTTTTACAGCTTCAAATTTAGCAGAAACTCCAACAACCTTACCTATTGCAGCAGAAACACCTGCAAAAGCAAAACTTGCAAGTAAAAGATCGTTTCTAAGTCCACCAATCTCTCTACGAACACCCGATGCTTTTATTCTTAGGTTTCCAAGAGCTGAATTAGTTTTCTTTACATTTGTGTTGGCTTTTTGAGACTGAAACTTAAATTGTAATATCAGTTCATTTTTATCGACTGCCATTGTTCTTTTCCTTCATGCGTTTATCACAAGCGGTTAGTTCTTCATCTATAATCGAATAGACTACGAGACGATTCATGTCTGCCTCGTCTATGCATTTAGCAGGTGGGATATTAAACTTTTTTATGTAAGCATATTCTTGAATATCAAACTCAACTTCCTGATCCTTGAAGAATAATGGATTAGCAAAGTGAGGTATATTGTAATATAGATTCTGCCCTGGAGTGAACTTGCGCTTTTCATCTTCAGCCACAACACGATATACCTCTTCCCAAATCGTGGAAGAAGTATATGTAATTGGCTTGTTTAAGGTTGGCGAGTGTGCTGTATATTCGCCTTTAGTAGGTAGAAGGGATTCGCTAAAACCAAAATAAGTATACCAAGTATTAACTCGGTAGGCTAACTCTTTTTTTTAGATACGCCTTTATACTCTTGGTAAATCGCAGCAAGAATTTCATCAGTTTCTTCGTCTTTAAACTTACCAAGAGCTTCTTCAGGGTTTTTGAACGCTTTGTTCATTACCCAATCAAGAAGCTCGTAGTAGGCATCGGTATCGAGCTTATTATCCCAATACACTTTAATCTCTTTGCGGTGAAGCTCACGCCTATCTTTAAAATTAATAGGCTCTACTTCAAATTCACCTTTTTTGGTTTTTACAATCATTAAGCAATTATTCTTATCATATCACCTGAACTAGGAGCAAGAACCTTCATACTAACATCCAACATCATCGCTGCAGCTTCATTGAAAGCTACTGATGTTATCTTGCAGTTACTTGCCTGTACTCCGAATGTGGTAGCACTAGCAAATGTTGCATTGTTAGAAAGCTCTGTTGCAACTGTGGTTCCCTGCAAGAGAGAATCATGCATATCTGCTGTATTGTCATCATATTTCACAGTAGCGTCAATCGTAACACCAAATTCAGGAATCGATCTTGCGATTGCCTGTGGATCAGCGTCACTGCCTTGATAGCCTAAGTATTCAGATGGATTTTCCATATTTATTGATAGAGATTGTAATACACTGTCCGCTTTATTCGCAACAGTTTTCTTAGTATTCATTGTGGTAAGGTAGTAGTAAGTAGTGCCATAAGCTTTCTCTGCAGGTCTTGTACTGCCTACACTTGGCTTATATCCTGACTTAAATGTTCCACTTATTTTCATTCTGCCATTCTCAGTTCCCATGTCTCCATTGATTGTTAGTGAGGTTAGAGTAGCTCCTTCTATAATAATCGAATGGTCATTGCCTTCTTCTGGAGAATAGATAGCGACTGATAAAGTTTTTTCAATATCACTTGTGGCGTTATGCTCTAACTCTTCAGGAGTGTAAGAACTTATCAAGTCATATGCATTTACAACAGGATTTGATGAAAGCTGTTCTTTGTCAACAACAAACATATGCTCTAAAAGCAATGGTAGAACTGTAGAATCTGCTGTGCCTGAGAAGCTGACCTCATGCTGTACAGCTTTTTGGCTTGTATAGGCATCACTAACTTTAGCAACCCTGGCATCGCTAGACCTTACATCAAATACCTGAGTAGGATTAAATGATGGCATTTCAATAGAATCGATATTGATAAGTTGGTATGCAGGTTGAATTGTTATAGTCTGTCCTGCGGACTCAACAGTAAAGGTCGCATCTCCACAAGTTATAGTACCTGCTACTACCGCAGTTATTTTAAAAGTTCCATTATTTGCAGCGTTAGTAGCTCCACTGACTGTAATAAACATATCAACGCCATAATTTTTCGTTAAAAACGTAGCTGCAGCGTGTGTTATTGTCGTAGTAGTCGCAAACGCTATATCAGTTGCTGTTAGTGTTGTGGCTTTACCTGCTCCGATTTTACCCTCAGAACTAAAGCCTAATTTAAATTGTTTTGGGCTTAACGCCTGTCCATCGAGAGCCATAATTATTTACCTTTCTCTTTCTTAACTTTTTTAGGTTCTTTAAATTTTTCTACATATTCTTTACCTTTTTTAGGTATAGAATCTACATCCACCACTAATTCTGCATTTAGGTTATTCCAATCTTCAATGGAAAATCCCATAAATGAGCCATAGCTAGGTATTGGTTTTATCGCTTTTATTTTCATGATAATACTTCCTCTACTACACACGCAAAGGTTACATCTATGATTTTATATTCAGGTAGCTCTTCGTTATCTACCTGATAATCAATACTTGTAATGCGACCATCGTGCCATTTATAAGTTGAACTTGGACTGTAATCCGAGTTGTTTGCAATTAATCTTTTAAGTCTTTCAATCGTCTTAGTGACTGGGTCAAGCTCCGTATGTTTCCTATGATCTCCTGATGACTTGCGGAGAAATCTAATCAAAACAGTGTACTCTCTTACATCA